GGGGGGGGGGATTGAAAGTTAAGAGTTTAACCTCTTAACCTTCAAAGTATTCTCTTCTTAATTGCCTGAGCTTAAGCATCTCTGCATAGAGTTCTTTAAATTCTAAATCCTGCAATTCAGCATCACTGTCTATAAACTCCTGCAATGCTTCTTCTAATGCTTCCTGCTGCTTGCTTAAATCTTCTTTACTTACTTTCATTCTGAAAGCTCCTTTCTTTATCTTATGTATATTATTATAATGACTGGTTATGACCGTCGGATGAAATGTTTATGAATTATTTATGAATTATTTGTTTCCTGTGCGACACTGTCCTACTGTAACGCGTTACTACTCTACCCCTTTCCCCAATAAAACACGACCGGGGGCACTTCTAAAAATTTTTGCATTTTACCCTCGGGGTAGTGATATAAAAGCTCTCTTGTTTATCCTTCCTACCCTAAAAAAAAAACCTCTACACTATTATCATAATAGAAGCCTTTTTATTTTAAACAGATATAAAAACTTCCGAGGTCAGCCAATCGACAATACCCCGGAGCCTAAGAAAAGCCCTGGGCAACTTTCTGCCCGATTTTAAAATATAACCAAAGTTCTGCCCATGCAAGCTTTCGGCCAGATCCAGAGAGGGAATACAGCTGTACGCCCGAGGTCCACTCCACACTCACTGGAAGCGCAGCATCCCTATTTTTCCAAGAGCTCGCGCGCTGAATCCCTACATCATAGAGTGGAGTCCCTAAGTAATAGATTCTCCCCATCTTCTCATGAGCCGATAAGAACTCGCGGAGCCAGTTACCTAGCTGCGCCAATTCTCTGGGCAACTTCCCCCGCTCGTATAGAAATAACACATACCGCCCTACACCTAAAAGGCTATTAGTTTTGGACCCGAAGCCAGAAAAATAATTTAAAGTTTTTGTATTACTCATCTTGCATTCCTCCTACATTTATTATATAATAAGAATAGAAGGAATGCAACCCTTAATTTAAAAATAAGACTTTTTATTTCAAAGAGAAGGAGGTACTTAAATGACTTGCGTTATTTGTAATCATCCACAAGTAAACGACATCAATAATGAGTTGCTGTGCAGAAAATGGGGAGCTGAAGGGTATTCGCTTGAAGAGATAGCCGAGCGTTACAAGGTGAAAGTACGCGATTTGCAGATACACGCCCTTATGCACGTCCCTGTAGAACAGTGTAGTGCTGATGCGCAGTCAATCGCTCAAAAGATAAATATGTCTGAGGCGGATATTTTAAGACAGACCTCTAATAATTATTATATTACACTTTGCACCATAGGTGATAAAATAAATCAGATGCTTCGTACCGACGAAAGTCTGAGGGGTATAACCAAACCTCTCGTAGATTTGTACTTAGGTGCAGGTGCTGAAATTAGGAATGCAACAGAATGTCTTGTGAAGATGAATCAGGCAATTAACGGAGAAAATAGTTCAGGCCTTACAGCTTTGGCATCTCTCGTAAATACTATCAGGGGTTCCGATTCTAACAGACCGGAAGATGAAAGTTGATTAACTGGAAACCATTTAGTCCGAAAGCTTTAGATTTTCTTCATAATTCAAATGCACGATTAAATATATGTGATGGCTCCGTCCGTTCTTCAAAAACAGTTACGTGTACAGTAAGGTGGCTGACCTATATTCTCGATGGGCCTCCTGGGGATTTGGTTATGTGTGGTAAGACCATAGCCACCTTACAGCGTAACGTTTTGAATGACTTATTTGATATATTAGGTGATGCAAATATTAAATGGACTAATCGTCAGCAAGGGGAATTAAGAATTTTACATCGACGTGTTTATTGCGTAGGTGCAAATAACGAAGATGCAGAATCAAAGATTCGAGGAGCGACATTTGCAGGAGCTTTGTGCGACGAGGCAAATCTTTATCCTGAATCATTTTTCTCACAACTGATGGCTCGTCTATCTGTAGCAGGAGCTAAATGCTTTTGCAACTGCAACCCTGATTCACCCTATCATTGGTTTTATGTAAATTATATTACCAATGATAGGATATTGAATAAGAAGCGTTGGCGCTTTAATATGGACGATAACCTTTCACTTGACCCTGAATACAAAGAGTCATTAAAACAAATGTATACAGGTGTATTCTATCGAAGAATGATAGAGGGTGAATGGTGCGCAGCTGATGGTCTTATATATGATATGTTCAATCCTGATTTCAATTGTAAATATTTTAATTTGGAAGATCCCCAATATAAGCCTATAAGATATTATATTGGATGTGACTATGGTACATCAACTGTAATGTCTTGGTCAGCAATAGCTGTATTGCCTCGTGTAGGTTTTTATAAGTGCAAAGAATATTATTACAACGCACAAGAGAAACGTACGCAGAAGACAGATGGCCAATTTGCTGATGAATTTGATTCTTTTATTCAATCTTTACCTTTTGGTAAGACTACACATAAAACAATCTTTTGCGACCCTTCTGCATCATCGTGGAAGGCTGAATTACGTAAGAGAGGATATATCGTAAGTGACGCCGATAATGATGTCATAAATGGTATAAGATGTGTAGGTGGGTTGATTGCCCAATGTAAATACTTTATCGACCCATCTTGTACGAATACTATAAAAGAGTATGAGTCCTATCAATGGGATGCTAAAGCACAAAACTTAGGGCAAGATAAACCTTTAAAGATTCACGACCATGCTTGTGATAGTGATAGATACGCTTTGTACACATCACAAAAATTTGTAACGTCAGGGGTGTATTAAATGCTTTACAATTTAGATTGGCTTAAAGAAGGTAAACCATTTCCACCTCTGTGTGAAAAGCCTCGCCTTCATAAGTATCTCGATAACGAAGTAATATTTGCAAATGACTGCTGGTCATTACATAATGATGTATTTAATCAGGCAGCTGCACGTATTACAAGAGTTATTGGGAACTTTGAAAGTTATATAAGCTTTCCGGTCTTGTTTAATTTTCAACGGCTCCTCTCATTAAAGACAGCTGATTTAGTTGCTGGTGAATATCCTACAATTACATCAGGTACTGAGGAAGGCAATGAAATTATAAATGAGATAAGAAGCTTTACAGACTTCGATAACATTCTTTATTCCACTGTAATAGACTTGAGCCGTTTCGGAGATGCTATTTGGAGAAAGTATAAATCTGAAGAGAGCGATGGCAAATATACATTCTGTAGTTGGACACCTATGGAATGGTTTCCGATTGTTTCTCAAGATGGTACCTATCAGGAAATAAAGCAAGTACTTGCTTGGCCTGCGATAATAGGTCCTGAAGAGAATCGAAATTACGAACTGCATGTGCAAGTACACGAGAAAGGTTTTTATACTTTCTATCGATTCCATCTTGAAGCTTCTTGTGTATCGCGTAGAGCTTTAATTGACGGAAGCGCTACAATAGGTACACTCCTCGAGAAACGCGTCGTACGTACAGGATTGAAAGAGAATGCAGTAGTTCATCTTAAACCTTATCGTGTAACAGGTACCATTTATGGTGATGATGATTATACTCCCATAACATCAATTGTAACTGAGTTAATGGTACGCGTTTCACAGATAAGTAATATACTTGATAAGCACGCTGACCCTGCTCTTACAGGACCAGCTTCAATGCTTAAAACAGACCCTGATACCGGAGAGCTTTATTTTGAAAAAGGTAAGTTCTATGCTATACAGGGTGAAGAAAGTCCTCCGCAATATATTACCTGGAATGGTCAACTTGATTCAGCATTTAAAGAGTGTGAACTCTTAATAAATCAGTTGTACATTCTGAGTGAAATGGGAGCTGCACTCTTAGGGGCGAATGACGGAGGTTCACAGGCTGTATCTGGTAACGCATTACGATTGAAAATGGTTAATCCGTTAGCAAAAGTAAGACGCATTTCCAACAATATGACAAAGCCTGTGAAAGAGTTATTTGTGAGTCTTTCAACTTCTGGGTTTGATCAGACCCTTGAGTTTAAAGATATATCTGTCTCTTGGAAGGACGGGTTACCTAACGACCCGAGAGAGCAGACCGAACTTATTAAACTCCTGACGGGTGAGAGTAAGATAATGCCTTTGCAAGATGCATTGGAAACTTATATGAATCTCTCACCGTCGGAGGCGAAGCGATGGATCGCTTCTCTGGCCACGACATCGGCTGATGAAGACTCAAGCACCTCTTCACCTACCGATGACCCTCTATCTTCTAACCGAACCAGTTCTGTAGACGAGGAAGATCCTTCAGGTAGTCCTTCGCTTGAAGGAGAGTCTACAGGACCTGGTTCCAAAACTGGAGTCAATCCACGTAAGAAAGGTTCTATTTTAGAACCACATCAAACGGGGACTCAAAATACAAATTCGTCGCGGGATAGACGTTAACTCCCGAGGAGGTTATAGTATGACACTATTAGAAAAACTTCGCGAAAAACTCGGTCCGGAACTTGCAGGTCAAGTTGAGGATGCTGTCGGAGATGACTTTGATTGGGATTTTGTACCTCGTGCAAGACTCAATAAAGTAATTGGACAGCGGAACACAGCTCAGTCAAAGTTACAGGCATTGCTTGATAAGCAGTCAGACGATGACAATGACGACATTCCGAACGCAGAGGGCAACAGTGGCAATACGGAAACGCGTCGCCATAACAAGGCTAATGAAGTTAACATTGACGAACTCAATGCCAAGCATCAGAAAGATCTTGCGAATGTTGCGAAGAGGTACGCAGTCCTCGATTTAATACGTGCGAAGGGTGCACTGGACCCGAAACTTGTATTAGGTCAGTTAGACCTTGATAAGATGAATCTTAAAGAAGATGATACTCTTGAAGGTTTCGATGAACAGTTTAATCCCTGGGCGGAATCACATGGTTATATGTTTCAAGCAGAGAACAACGGCTCAGGCTCGAACACCGACGACGGAATCGAGTCAGGAACAGGTAAAAACGCTGCGGGAGACAATTCGGCTGATGTTGATCCGTTTGATGCAATCATTGCAAACATTAAGTAAAAAAAAAAAAAGAAAGGGGATTTGAATGGCTAATCCGAATCAGAATTTGCCCGTAAGGATGTACGCTCCTCAGTATATAAGAATGCTGGAAGCCGTATTCGGTGTAAAGAAAGCTTTTGCAGGAGCTCTTGCACCGCTTCAGACCAGAGATGGCGTTTCGTTTAACGCCAAAGCGTTCTCTGTAAAAACCTGCAACACTCCCGTAACTGTAGGTACTTATAATACCACAGGCACTGTACAGTTTGGTGCAGGTACCGGAAGCGGCTCTCGTTTCGGTAATCGCGTTGAGATTATCTATACGGATACAGATGTACCGTATGATTACACTCTTGCGATTCACGAGGGTATAGACCGCTTCACTGTAAACAACGGATTGGATGCTGCGGTTGCTGACCGCTTGAGACTCCACACCGAAGCTGAGACCAGAACGATGAACACCAAGCACGGTACGTTCATGTCTACCAATGCTGGTAAGACTGAAACGCTTGCTGCGTATACAGATGCGAATATCCTCGCTCTGTTCGATAAGATGTCTACGTACTACACCAACCTCGAAGTTACTGTTCCGGTAACTGCGTACGTAGTACCTGACCTCTTCAATGCTATCGTTAACCAGGCGCTTGCGACGACTGCTAAAGGCTCTACTGTAAACATTGATCGTAATACCATCAATGATTTCAAGGGCTTCAAGATTGTTAAAGAGCCTGAAAAGTATTTCAGCACCAACACGTCCGGTAAGACCAAGGACATTGCGTACTTTGCAGCTGACGGTATACTGCTCCCGTTCGTAGGCGTAACTACTGCGCGTACGATTGAAGCAGAAGAGTTCGACGGCGTTGCGCTTCAGGTTGCTGCTCGTGGCGGTACATTCATTCTTGACGATAACAAAGCTGCTCTCGGCAAGATAACAATGTCTACTGCGGATGACACAGGTCCGTGATCTAGCACAGCGTACAAACAAACCTTAAGGAGGAATAGAGATGCAATTCGTTAATACAGGGGATACATTGGGAGCTATACTTGTAGTAGGAAAAAATAGTTACGTAACTAATGAAGAGGCTTCTATATATGTAAAGACCTATTATCCGTCAGGGCATCCTATGTACTCCTTATGGTTTAGCTTATCTGAAGAAGACCAGAATATTGCCTTATTAAAAAGCACTCTTAATCTTGAGCAGCTTAGTTACGCTGGGGTCAAGACGTCCACTGACCAGGTATTGAGCTTCCCGCGGTATACAAAGTTAGGACAACGTACAACTCCCATTGTACCTCCAGAAATTAAAGCTGCTCAAGTTGAGAATGCATTGTATATAAGTGACCCCGATAGTTATTCGAAAGAGGCTATCGAGGATGAAGCTTTTTATAGAAACCTTAAGAGCTGGGGCATTACCAATTATAAGATCGGAAATGTATCGGAGACATTAGGTGCAGGAGCCGCTGCAGGCACTACTGTATCAGGCGGAATAAATGCCTCTTCGTTATTGCCCTCGCCCTTTGCACAATCTCTTATAGCTAAATTCCTTGTGAAAGGAGCATCAATAAGGTGAGAGTCGATAAGTTCTTATCAATGAAGATTACCCTTAAAAGTAGCTCCGCAAACTCAGATGAATATGGGCAACCTATGTACGCGCCTGCGCGTACGATCAAGGGACTTATTCAGGACAAGTCTCAAGTTGTACAAAATTCATATGGGGAATACATTACAGTAACTACATCTGTATTTACAAACGTACCTGTAAAGGAACACGATTTGATAAACGGCAGAATGGTAGAAGCTGTATTAGTTATGAGGGATGTAAGAGGACGTATTCAAGGATATGAGGTGACGTTAAAATGAGAGGTACACGTACTTCAAAATTTACTGGTCTTACTGAGGCAATAAATAAGCTTAATAATTTACAACAAGAAACACCTCAAATAATCGAAGATGAATTTAAAACATTAGGACGAGCTATTATGAATCGCGCACGTTCTTTGGCTCCTGAAGAAACAGGAGCTTTAAAGAAAGGTATTCGATACATAAATGCTAAAACACATTTAACTGTATATGTACATGCTTATAACAGGCATACAGGATATGATTATTCTAGTATACAGCATAACAATCCTAATTATCATCATTCAATTGGTGAATATCAATTCTTAAAAAAAGCAGTTGATATTGAAACACAAAATTACAAACGACGAATTGCAAGGAGGGTGAAGAATCTTGTCTGATATACTTACAATAGTTAGAACAATGATTTTAAATAATCCTGCAATACAGTGCGATGTAAAATATGGTTTTCTCGCAGCCAAACCTGATGATATGATTTCAGTTCGATTTATTGAAGGCGATGATTCTATAAGGTTTTTCAATTCGGGCATATCCCCAGGTATTTATAAGCCCCGCATTCGTATAACAACACGTTCAAAAGATTATGCTAAAGCTTATCAATGGGCTGATGCAATTCGAAAAATGTTTCAGAATAAAATTGATAATCAAACGGCACTATTCTTAGACGGAGATATTTACGATGCGGGCTATGATGAAGATAACAGAAAAGAATTTGAACTTACGTTCAGGTCTTTGATTGTATCTTAATTTCAAAAAGGAGTGATTTATAATGGCTGAAACCCCTATGACTGGTCTAACTGCTGCTGTAAAAATCGGTGAGACTGCTGCGGCTAAAACTGTGGCATATATCTCGGGTGTTAACTTAGACGTTTCTAAAGAGATAATCGAGATACTTTCTTTCGGTAAGCAGTTTAAAGAAAAAGTTCCGGCGATAAAAGATTGGAGCGGCTCTGTAGATGGTACCGTAGCGTTTACGCAGGACGGTACACAGTATGAGCTTATAAAAGCTTTCGACAGCGGCGATGCAGTTACGTTAAGTATCTATCTTACTGATAGCTGCTACTTCACCGGCAAGGCTCTTATATCCGATTATTCAATCGATACTGCACCGGATGATAAGGTTAATCTGTCCTGCAGCTTCGCAGGTACGGATGCTGTAACACTTTCGTTCGGCAGCTAATCAACAATATAAATGGAGGACACAACAATGGAAGTAACAATTAACTATGGCGGAAGTACTTATCCGCTCGCGACCACTTTAAGAGTTGCATACGCAATTCAGGGGAAGTTTAATCATAAACCGTTCAATCAGATTTTTCAAGAGATTGATAATCTGGGAATAGATGGGCAGCTTAAACTTCTCTACACGGCATTTAATCTCGCTAATCCGAATGTAGCCACTGAACAGGAGTTCATCAATTACTGGCTTGACCACGGAAATCTTTCCGCAATCAGTGTAACGATGGCTAAACTCATTGAAGGTATAACCTTCAACGGTATGTCCCCTGAAGAGGTTGCCCAAAGAAAAAACGAGATACTGGCGATGCAGACACAAGCCCAGGCGTAAGCTCTTCTCGTGAAGAACCTACGTGGTACGACATCTTTCGTTTAGGAGCCAAAATCGGTTTGGCTCCTAACGATGTACTCGATTTAGAGTATTGGCAATTCTTAGCTTGTTGCGAAGGATATAATGACAGGCTTGCAGATTTAATGCCCTTACCTGTACTCAGTGGATACTGGAGTGCATATTATAATAACACAAAGCATCCTCGTAAGCCTACACAGATAATTCAAAAAATGAATGTATCGTCAGAGAAAAAGAAAACTTCAAGCCGACCCGAACCAGACATAGAACGTTTCGAGCGGCTTGAGAAGAAGCGTTTAGAATATGAACGAAAGCAACAAGAGGTGAATTTACTTGGCGGAGGAAATAAGATATAATTTTACAGGTGATGCGTCCGATTTACAGGCCGCAGCACAACAGGCGAAGGAAGCATTACAAGATGTAGCTAATGCTGAAAAGCAAGTAGATACATCTGCTAATTTCGATAAGCAAGCAAGCTCTATACAGTCTCTCGCAAATTATTTCAATATCTTACGAAATTCGGTTGACACATATAGTCAAGCCCTTTCGATGAATTCTTCTTACACGTCACAATTCGTCTCTTCTCTTCAGTCAGCGCAGTCGACAATCGCAGGTTTCCTACCTGCGGTGTCTTCTGCGCTGGGCAACCTTAACGTGACGTTCGAAGGACTCACGCAAGGAATGATGTACCAACGAATGAGTACACAACAGTTAGCTCAGGCTTATGTTTCATTGCCTACGAGTATTGCAGGACTTATACCTGCATCTACTAGTGCTGTAACTGCTTTGTCTACTCTTTCAAATGCTACCAATAATGTTAAAAATTCGATTGATTTTACTCAATCTTCATTAAATAGATTTGACAGTGCTTTATCTATGAATTCATCTTACACGAATCAAGTAGTTAAGGCATTACAAAAAGGTGAAGGAGAACTTGTTAAACTACAGCAGGCTTATATGAAAGCCCAAAACGCTGCAAAGTCACATAACAATACTTCTAAACAAACAGTACAGACTACTAATCAAGTTTCAAATGGGTTTAGTAATCTAAAAAATGCACTTTCAGCTGTTCCTGGTCAAATGAATATCGTAAGTGCTAGCACCTCGAAGCTTTTCAGTAAGCTTATGCAACTTGTGTCTTTACGTGAGATATTTGGCCTATTTAAAAAGCTCGTAAATTACTCAAATGACTATATAGAGTCAATGAACTTATTTGTAGTTTCATCTACAGGATATTATGAAAGTATGAAAGCTAATGCTGATATACTTTCATTTTATGCAGGTGTAACTCAAACTACAATAGCTAATGCCGCCGGTCAGTTTAAATTACTTGCAACTGAAATGGGTGTATCAAGTGATAAGGCTGCCAAAATGAGTAATAGTCTTGTAAATCTCGCAGTGGATATGTCATCATTATTCAATAGAGATTTTGAAGACGTTATGGTGGATTTGGAATCCGGTCTTCAAGGTATGGCACGTTCAGTACGTAAATACGGTATTGATTTAACTGAAGTAGGTGTTGCTGAAACTGCTGCACAGTTAGGAATTGAAAAGAAAGTCGCCGCAATGACTCAGGCAGAGAAGATGCAGATAAGATACATACGTATCTTAAATCAATCGTCTCTTGCCCAAGGAGATTTTGCGCGTACCATTCAAACTCCAGCGAACATGTTAAAAATCCTTAAAGACCAAATCAAGGAAACCGCTGTGACACTGGGCAACCTATTCTACCCGATTTTAAATACTGTACTTCCTGCACTGATTAAATTTACTTTAGTGATACAGAATATTGCTAAATACTTAGGCGATTTATTTGGTATTGATACAACTAAAAAGCTTATAGACCCTTCAGAATCAAAGGATTTGGAAAAGTCTACAGCGGCTGCTGCCTCTAATATGGATGATGCCGCTACAAGTTCGAAGAAGATGAAGAATCAACTTCAAGGCTTCGACGAGTTAAATAATCTAACAACATCTACATCCGCAGGTGCAGGAGATACTGGTACAGGTGGAGCAATATCAATAGATATACCCTCGTATGACAATTTATTGTCGTTGACAAACTTCTTACCTAATTTGCGTAAGCAAGCTGAAGATATGACTAATAAGTTCAAAACTTGGTTTGCGCCTATTCAAAAAGCTGCATCTGTACTTGCAGGGCCTTTTAAAGCTGCTCAATCCGCGGTGATGAAGATGTTCGGCGATATAGGTGTAAAGGTCGCTGATTTCATACAGCAATTTACAATCGATCACGGAATACCTTTTATCGATAGTTTGTTACAGGCTATAACAATTTTATCACCAGCAATAACGCAAATGACAGGTTATCTGTTAGATTACTGGAAAGGGTTATTCGGACCTATCCTTGATTTAGTTAGCGCTTTATTACCTGTACTTGCAAGGTTGCTTGCGAATATACTTCCGCCGGTGATGAAGATTACGGCGAATATAGGTTCTCTTATAGGTGAGATAATTGATTTACTTGCACCTATATTGATTCCTATACTCGACATGCTTGAGCCTCCGCTTACGATGATAATCAATAGCTTATCATTTACAATAAGTGTGTTGACTAAAATCTTAAGTATCGGTATTAAAGTTATAAGAGTACTATTATCACCTGTTATAGCTCTTGTACAAGTACTCAGTTCAGTATTTACACAATTAGGTGGAATTGTAAATAAAGTATTCAATGCTATGTATAGTAAGATTGAATGGCTCTATGATAAGATATCTGGATTTGCTGTAGGTATTATAAATGCTGTAAGTAGTGTGCTCAATAAAGTTATCGAAGGAATCGAATGGCTTATCAATAAAGCTCTTGCATTATTCAATCCGATAATTAAAGGCTTGAATAAAATACCAGGTGTAGATATTCCAGAATTAAAAGTAACAATACCTAAGATACCTAAATATGCAATGGGAGGCTTCCCTGAAGATGGTTTGTTCTTTGCAAATCACGGCGAGCTTGTAGGGCAGTTTTCAGACGGCTCAACTGCAGTTGCAAATAATGAACAAATCATTGCAGGTATCGAAGGAGGCGTTGAGCGCGGAATGGCTAAAGCGTTAGGACGCAACGGAACGTCGCGAGAGATTGCCCAGGCTAATATTTATATCGATGGGGATTTGTTATTCCGAAAGATGATTGAATATAATAACGCATACAAACGTAGAACAGGTAAGAGTGCATTCGCTTAATGGAGGAGGTAAGAAACAATGTATCAAGGATATTTAGTTAAGATAGGAAACATAAAGCTTGATTATAAATACATTCAATATGATTCCTATACAGTAACACCTAATCAAAGACAGGACCTTGATTCCTTCAGAGATAATAACGGGTACTTACATCGTACAGTGTTACCTCACACAGCAACGAAGATTGATTTCGAAACTCCTCCAATGCCCGAGAGCACAAAAATGTCTTTGTTCTCAATGCTCAATAGTCATTACACAAATGCACTTGAGCGGAAGCTTGAAATTGAATATTATAGTCCTGATACTTCAGAGTACAAAACGGCTACAGTATATATGCCAGATGTAGATTTCAAGCTCCGCACCGTTGATGATCAGGGGCAACTTTGGTACGATTCAATACGAATCGCTTTCATAGAATATTAAAAATAAAAACTCGAGGTGATATAAATGGTTAATGCTCCGGCGTGGGTTACAGAAGCTCTATATCAAGATGGATATACTATCGACACAGAGTTATTTGTATACAGCGATACTGCTGACCCGAATAATCAATATAGATATCCTCGAGTTTATACTTTCGATAATGAATCAATTGTATCCGATAGCTACTCGATGACGGAAGTGTGCAATGGTAATAGTGAAGTAGAGTTAGGAGTTTTAAATACTAAAACGCTTAACTTAACTTGTAGATATCCAGGTTATTCCTTTAAGTATATGTTCGTCAAAGTTAAACAGACTTTAACGAATCCTAACGACAGTACAGAGACTTATTCAGTATATCCTATAACAGGTTATATATCGACAGAGCAGATTGATAATAACGAATTTACTGTGCAGTATACAATTGTTGATATGGTTACGTATGCAATAAATCAAGATGTAAAACCTTCACTTGCAAGCATGAATTATTCAATTCCTGTATTACAAATGTGGCATTCAGTAATAAGTCAAGAACATATGTATTGCAATTCAAGTTCTGCACCAGGAAAAGCTTGGAGAATGAATACAAGTACTTTTCCTAATGTAGGACAGAATATAAATATTCCTAACTTACTCGCTTCTGTAGGAGCAACTTGGAAACTTTCCGATTTTTTAAAACATTTCGGTGAGACCGTCGGATGTAATTATAGAATGTCTAAGAGGACAATAAGTGGATATTATCCTGATGAATACATATATCCGGATGCTGAATCTTTTATTGAATGCGTAAAGCCAATATTCAAGTTTCCAGGTGCAGCTACTCCTAACTTATTATATCCTAGTTCAACCACCTATCCGCACGCATCCACCTATTTATCATGGGACGCTTTCCCTCAAGCTGCACCTGTTATAGATATTCCTTGGTATATAAATTCAAGAGCTACAGTAGAACACTTTGTAGGCTATCCACTCTTCCGTGTATATAAAGGTGATTCGCTTTTATGGTCCGAAGGTGATTACTATGCTGGACAGTCTTATGATGTAAAAGATAATCCTATTGTAAATAACTTACCAGATGTAACAAAAATGGAAGGTGTTGCAGTTAGATTATTATATGCAAATTCCTGTACAGGTAATCTTGAATTTGTAATTCCAATAAATGCTGAGGCAGGAGACTTAATTAGATATAAATTAAAAGGCGATACTGAAATAATATTGCCCATCAATTCTATATCTACTAAGGGTACTCACACACTTATAGCATCTACAACCTGTACACTTGAATCTACTAAAGGAGGAAGATTATAATGGCATATACTCCATTTTATACTGGAGGCTGGAAAGACTATCCAAACACTACAACACCTATTACAGCCGCTGCACTTAATCATATGGATGAAGGCATTGCAGCTGCAGCACAAAGTGGTGGAGGCGGAACGACTTTCATATCAAGACAAGGCGGTCCTAGAACAGAGAATTATTACATCGAAATATATAAACACGATGTAGCAGGGGCAACTTCTTTAAGTAATGAATATGAGCTCACAGATCCGTATTACTATTACACGATGGAAGGCTGGATGCGAATGCAAACTCTTGATGATAATGCCTTCGGAATGCAATCAGCTGCTGTATCTGTCAATGCCTTCGACGGTATAAATGGTGAAGACTTTTTCGACTTCTTTACAAACCCTTCAGGTCGTTGGACTTGGTTCCCTGAGATGTGTCTCTTAGGCACCTGCCTTGAAGCTTCTGTATCTTCATATAGAATCTTTGCGCCCATTCAATCTTCAAATCCCCGTTTTCTGCTTTCGCGTCCCTGGGCAACCCTTTCCCCTCTGACTTCAGGAACCCTTGCTGGAACTATTTGGTTAAACTCAAGTGTAATTTCAATTCCTGTTACAGATGATACTCTTAAATTTACGAATGAAGATATAGATACTTTATCTGTATATTTCAGAATAAAAATTGACCAGGTTAGAAAGGAGAGTGTAGGCTAATGGATATAACTTCAGTACCTATTCTATTCAAGAATGGTATTCAG